GAAAAGGGCACCCTGCACCCCGCCTAAACTTTGTCACTCGCCGTTGGGCAGGGGGGAAAGGCCAGCGGCCTTTTCCCCCGCCCGGTGAGTGTTCTCCGTGGGCCGAAAGTCAAGGGGGTACGGGTTGTATTGCCTTGCGGCAATCTCCACCCGTAGGTATGCCCCCTTGACATTTGACCCCGCTCCCCCGTGACAGCCGTGACGACCGTGACGATGTTTTAGACACCGCCCCCGCTCTCAAAAAAGCCGTCACGGTCGTCACGCTTGGGGAGGCTCCAGCGTCAAGCTGATACTTCTCCCGGCGTGGGTACGGGTGTTCTCATAATGGATGTGATACTCTGCCGCCAGTTTCCCGGCCCGGACGTTCAGCCGCATAGCCAAGGCGTTAGGCTTCATATCCACTTGCAGGACCGCTGCCAACTCCGTGGCTGTACCGCTCCAGGACGGCCTCTCCGCCGTAATAAAAGCGGCTACGGCCTCCAGCACCGGGTCGGGGGGTTCTACCCACAACTCCGTTTCCATCCGCTCCAGTGTCCATGTTAGGTGTTCCTTGTCCTTGGTGAGATAGAGCCGCTGGTCTTGCTGGTCACGTCCTACCACATCCAGGGTGGCGGTGTCGTCTGTCCGCTTCTCCTTCTGAAGAAGAAAGGCCCCATCCGCCGCCCCCGACAGGCCGTTGGTGCCAGAGATCATATCAAACTTGTCGTCGGCCTGCTGTTTGCGAGTGTGATGTACCAGCAGGAGACAGACGCCGCAAGCGTCAGCGAGGCGTTTCAGCTTTCCCACCACCTCATAATCGTTGGCGTAGCTGTATTTATCCCCGCCAGCCTCCCGGATTTTCTGGAGGGTGTCAATGATAATCAGCTTGGTGTCGGGGTGTTCCTGCACGAACCGCTTTAGCTGTTCCTCCAGCCCAGCGCCAACCTGTTTGGCACAGATGGAAAAGAGGAGGTCGTTGGTGCCGTCCATGCCGAACATCCGGTAAAGCCGCTCCTGCAAGCGGCGGTGATCGTCCTCCAGCGCCAGATAGAGGACAGTCCCCTTGTGAACGGGATAGTCCCACAGGGGGAGGCCCATGCTGACGTGGTAGGCAAGCTGGGCCATCAGGAACGACTTGCCCACCTTGGGTGCTCCCGCAAAGAGGTACGTCCCCGGATAGAGCAGACCGTCAATGACGGGCGGTCTGCTCTGATAGACGTTCTCGTACAACTCGTTCATGGAAATCGTGGGGAGATACGCCGGGTCATTCATGCGCTGCATTTTCCGCAGCAGTTCCGCATAATTTTTTTCAGGGGGATTGTTTTCTGTCGTTTCCTCTGTTATACTTGCGGTGGGTGTTTGTGAAATGGGCTGTTCCCCGTCTGCGCCAACAGACGGAACCGGGACAGTCCCTTTCGTTTCCTTGGAATCCATCAATCTATCAAACCTCCTTCATGCCGCCCATGATAGCGGCGATCATCTGAATGGTGTCCAGCAGTTCATCGTCCACGCCAGCCCCGTCCTCGGCCCGCCGCAGTTCGTCCAGAACGGCGGCAAGCTGGTCACGCAGGGCCTTGTAGACCTTGGGATTACCCTGTACCACTACTTCCCGGCACAGGAGGCGTCTTGTGATGTAGTCCTGCTTTGTCAGGCCGGAGAGCCGCACAGCGGCCTCGATCTGTTCATCTTCCTCCGGGGACACCCGGAAGGCCACGGTCTTGTTCCTCCAGCGATTTTTGTTGTCTCGGTTTTTCAGTGACATGGTTACGTTCCCATCCTTTCAAAGTCCAGCTTGTCCGCCATCTCCGTCTGCCTTGTAGGAAACAGATGGGCGTAGCGGTAGGTGATGTCGATACTCTCATGCCCCACCCGGTCAGCGATTGCCAGGGCGGTGAAGCCCATATCAATCAGCAGGGAAATGTGTGAATGTCGGAGGTCGTGAATCCTGATCCGCTTCACTCCCGCCGCTTTCGCACCTCTGTCCATTTCATGGTGGAGATAGTGCTTGCTGACAGAGAAAATCCGTTCATTTGCCCCGGTGCTGTAAAACATCTTTAAGTAGTCCTCCATCTCTCCACAGAGGAATTTGGGCATCTTAATGACACGGTTGCTCTTTTTCGTCTTGGGGGTGGTAATCACGTCCTTGCCCTTGAGCCGCTGATAGGATTTGCTGATGGACACTGTACCCGCCTCAAAGTCGAAGTCTGTTGGGGTGAGGGCCAGCAGTTCCCCCTCCCGGATACCGCACCAGTAGAGCATTTCAAAGGCGTAGTAGGAGAGGGGCTTGTCCATCATGGCGTCGGCAAACTTCAAATACTCGTCCTTCGTCCAGAACAGCATTTCACGCCGTTCCTCCACACCCATGTTCCCGGCCTTGGCCGCAGGATTGACCTGGAGGCCGTAGTAGCGGACAGCATGGTTAAAGAGGGCGCTCAACTGATTGTGGACGGTTTTGAGATAGGTGGGGGAATAGGGCTTTCCTTTGGCGTCTGTCAACTCCCGGATCGCGTTCTGCCAATCCATCACATCCTTGGCGGTGATTTCCGACAGTTTCCGCTTTCCAAAATACGGCAGGATTTTCTTCTGGATAATGCTCTCTTTTGTCAGCCAGGTGTTCAGCTTCAGCTTGGGCTTCATGTCCTTTTCATAGAGCTGGGCGAAGCTCTCAAAGGTCATGTTCACATCGGCCTGCTTCTGCATCAGGAACTCCCGCTCCCACGTCTGGGCCTCCTTTTTGGTGGCAAAGCCACGCTTCAACTTCTGTTGGCGCTCTCCCTTCCAGTCCGTATAGCGGAACTGGACGTACCAAGTGCCGTTGGCCTTGTTCTTAAACGCCGCCATAGGTTAATCACTCCTTTCACTCTGACCCCTTGTGCCATAAAATTTTTCGTGGAAGAATTTGCGGTCGATCCGGCCTGAAATGGTAATACAGCCCGTCTTTTTCAACTCCGCATTCATGGAACGAATCAGCTTATAGGCATAGGGGACAGAAACCCCTAATTCCTCCGCTACCTCGTCCACCCGCATGAACATGGTGCTTGCCATTGTGAGCTCACCTCCTTTCATGGCTCGAAAACTAAGCCTTTATGCTTAATCTATTATAACTAAGCAAATTTGCTTTGTCAAGTGGCTTGCGGAATAATTTTTAACTTTTTTGTTTAAGATACTCTTGACTGTTACTAAGCGAATATGTTATACTACTTTCGACAGAAACCACCAGATAGGAGTTGGCATTTATGGCAATAGGAGAGCGCATCCATTTTTTCCGCACCCTCCGGGGTATGACACAGAAGTATCTTGGTATGGCGGTGGGCTTTCCAGAGCGTTCCGCCGATGTTCGTCTGGCACAGTACGAAACAGGCACCCGGACGCCGAAGGCCGACTTGACCGCTGCCCTGGCGCATACATTAGATGTATCGCCCCAGGCGTTGAGCGTCCCGGACATAGACAACTACATAGGTTTGGCCCATACGCTGTTCGCCTTGGAGGATGTTTACAGTCTGAAAGTGGTAGAGGCGGATGGACGTGCCTGCCTGCAAGCAGATATTTTTCAGGGAGGCCGTCAAGCCAGTGAGCTGAACAAAATCTTGATTGCGTGGCGGGAACAGGCGGCGAAGCTGGAGGCCGGGGAGATCACCAAGGAGGACTATGACCGCTGGCGCTACAACTACCCGAAGTACGACACCACCCAGCGGTGGGCCAAAGTCCCCTCGAAGGAATTAAGCGATGCTCTGATAAAAGGATTGAAGAAACAGAGAAAAGACAAATAACAAAAAAGGTCTTGCCGACTGGTGAAAGTCAGCAAGACCTTTTTCTTAGGATATGGAGGATTTACCCGCAAACCACCCGTTATACGGGAGTGAACAAAGTAAATCCGGTTTTGGTATCTGCTATCAATTTGCTATCAAATGCCCCGTTTCCGCTTTAAGACCCCAGTGTTTTCAAGGCTTTGCTGGTTTTGTCAGTTATTCCCACTCAACCGTCTATGGGAATTATCTCGTATTTTGTAGACTTCCAGCTCTTTTTAATCTCTGAACTTATACATTTTCCGTGATGTCCACACATTCCACGGATGCGACAATGCCACGGTAATACCACGGGTCAGAGAGGGCCGGAATAGTCTTGGGTTGGCTCCTCCTCCAGAGTATAGCATATAGGGGGCCAGAGCGCAAGTATAGGCGGAGGCAAACAGAGATTGCCCATTTTTGGCCCATAGGAGGCCGCTGGGACGCCGTTTGGCATCAACTAGGGGAAAGGATACACGAAAGAGAAAGAACCGCCTGGAGGCCCAGAAAGCGCCCTCATATCGCTGGACTATCTATGGAGCCCTCAGTCTCTTGCCCGGGCGCAAACTGGGCAGCTTTGGCGGCGGCGTACTTTATGCCCTCCCCATCCGCCCCAGTGTTTTCGGCTCGGCTCTTATCCACTATGCGGACAAGGACAATGGAGACAGCGGTACCAATGGGAGTGAATACCACCGTCCAGCAGGCCAGGGCGCCGGTGTACTGATACCTGATACTCAGGACGGCCAGGACGAAGCCGCCGGCCAGCCCCACGAGCAGCAGTAGCACCAGAAGGACAGCAAGGCAGTTGGTGAAGCCCAGCCGCTCCAGAAGGGCAAGGAAGCCGCCTTTCTGAGGGGCCAGCCTCTTGCCGCTCCTCATCAGGCAAGCCCATACTTCTGGGCGAAGCGATAGAACAGCTGGGCGGCCTGCTCACGGGTCAGAGGGCTGCCCCACATATAGTTGGGCTGACCGTCTGCGGTGGTTCCATTGCCGGCGAACAGCCCCTCCCGGACAGCCCACTCCCGGGCCTCCCGGCTCCACTCGCCGCAGTCATTGTCCATGAGCTCCCGCTGGTGGGTGGCCAGGGCCTCCCGGAACATCTGATTGAATTTATCCTGGTCCATATCGTCGTCATCCTCCCTGTTGAACTGTCTGGCATCAATCAGCCAGTAATATTTGGCTTGGCTCCTGAAGGTGCGGATGTCCCCGTTCACACGGGCCGCCTTGGTGCTCGCCGGGTCATTGATGCGAACTTTATCATCCTGCCACCACAGAACAACAAAGTGGCCGCTGGAGGTCCAGAGGCCTTTGTTCATCAGGGCAATGGCGTAGTACCCTTCCTTCAGCTTCTCCACGACCTTCCCGTGGTTCGGATGATCCGGCTTGCCATAGGTATTCGTCCAGTTGAGCATCTGGCAGTCGATACCAAACTCAGCAAACTGCGGAGTAAAGTAGCTGTAATAGGTTCCCTGGTTCAGGGCTTTATACCCATGTGCCATACTCCAGTTACAGGCGTCCTCGGGCGTGAAGGTCTTGCCGGTAATTGTCTCAATCAGCATGGCCGCCGCAGTAGGGCCACAGCCGGAGCCGGCGATGGTTGAGTTTTCCCCCTTCACCCGGTACGGCTTCTTTGCCCATCGCGGGTCGGTCTGGAGGTAGGAAACCGGCTTCTTATTCATAGACTACGCCCTCCAGGGGGAGGAGGCCCTGGGACAGCTCATAGACGGCGGCCTCAATCATGGCGTCCAGTTTCTCATCATCCACGGTGACTCCGTGGGCCCGCAGCCACTCCAGGACGTAGGCCTTCTTCTCCTCGCCGCGGCCGGAGCCAACATAAATCTGCTCGGCGGCGGAGACGGCAATCTTCACCCACGCATTGATTTCCTTCTGCTGCTCGGCGGTGGTCTTGCTCTTGATGTAGGGGACCAGGACGCAGGTAACGACGGCGCACAGTGCGGCGGCGACGGCCTCAACAATAGGGGTGATGTCAAAAGTCATGGTAAAATCTCCTTTCAGTCATCGAGCAGGGCGGAAATGCCCTGCCGGTCTAAAAATTCTTTCTGCTTGTGCTTGATGCTAGTCGCATACTCCAGGGCGGAGTGCATATCCCCGTTGCAATGCGCGTCCGGGATGCGCTGGACAGCCTTGGCGGTAGCCTCCCCCAGGGCAATGGAGGCCCTGGTGCTCTGGACGATGATGAGGAATAGGTCCTGCTGGTCCTTGGTCCTTTTCACCTGGGCGGCCTCCTTCTCCTCGATGCGGCCTTTCAGCCGCCAGACAACAAGCCCCATGATGGCGCTTGGAATGCCCATTGCGGCAACAAAGGCCAGAAGCAGCTCGCCGATTTCAATTTGGACCACTGGTATCACCCCCTTTCCGGCTGGTTCTCTCTGCCGAGGAGCCGCCTGAAATGCTCATCCGCGGCGGAAAGCTCATCCTCACCAAAGGCGGCGCCAAGCTCACCGAGGCGCAAGTTCATGGCCCGGATGATGGCGTTCTGCTCCTCGGCAAGGGCGCAGAGGCTTTCGATGATCTGGAAGCCGCTCATGGTCCCGCCCCCTTTATCGGGAAATGCGGGCTCCGACCAGCCCAGCGATATGCCGGAGGTCCGGGATGGGGGCATTGAAAAAAGCATGGTTCCAAAGCCACCAATCTTCGTGCTCAGGCCGCCGGTACTTCTGGCACAGGTCATCGTCCCACACTTTGTCCCACCGGGCCTGATACCCGGCGTCCCGCTTCTCCAGGGTGGCCTTGATAGAGGTCACGAGCTGGCCCCGGAGTTTCCCCTGGCCGTCGTTGTCCTGGCTGAAGTAGTCATAGGCGTTTTGGCTCCTGACCCCACAGACAGCGGCACCGTGCCACAAAAGAAGGCCGTCCTGCTCCTCCAGGACGGCCCCCCACGGGATATTGACAGGGCCACTAAAGCCCTTGAACTTGGCCCGCTTCCGGGCTACATACTGCCCCATTATTCGGACACCTCCGTCCAACCATATACACCAGGCTCCCATACGTTGGAGGCGATGTCACTGGTCCAGTGCTTCCCGTTATGGCTCACCTTGGCTCCGGCGGGGTATGCGTCATGTGCCCCCAGCGGCTGGGACCACTCCGGCCACTCCTCGGAAGGGTCAGAAATGCTTACCCAAAGGCTCACGGCAGCATCGGGGGTCCAGTCAGCTTGACTGGTATGAGCCTGCAAGCATCTGTAAAGTTTGCCATCAGTGTAACGCCGGATTTGCCCCACAGAATAGTTGACGGGATAGGCCCATGGAGTAAATAGGTCTGCGTGTTCAGCGGCGGTCACATCATCAATGCTACCGGATTCGGTCAAGGTAACAAACATAATTCCGTTCGTCTCAGCAGCCTTGGTAATTTCACGCCCTGCATCCGTTTCCTCCAGGGAAATGGTGTCCAGGTCATCCTCCATAGTCTCCCGTCCAAGGAGCTGGTAAACAATCCCGGAAAAAACAATGCCCTGAGCCTCCGGCTCAGGGCAAAGGTTGTAGCAGCCATTCATGGCCTTTTTAATATAATTTGGAGCCTCAGTCATGCCGATTTGGGCCCCGTCTTTGATGATTTTGAACATAAAGCACCTCCGAAAATAGCGTATGCCAGCCTCTCCAGGCGGAGAAGCCGTCCGTGGTCATCGAAACTGCGGTAGTAGGCCCGCTGAGACTGCATATATTCGGCGGCCTCAGCAAGGGTGCGCCGCCCTGCGGCGACCTCCCGCTGGAAAAATTTCAGCTTCCGGCGGCTCCGCTTCATCCCATCACGGCAGCCATTCCGTTTGACAGCTCCACTCTCGGTAAGCGTAAAGCGTACCTTGCAGAAACGGAAGGGTTTGGTGAGAGGAATTATCTTGCATTTTCTCTTATTCACCCGGATGCCCATGGCCTCAAAGCGACGCACGACCTCTCGGGCTAGCTTCTTCAGCTCCTCAATGTCCGGCAGGGCGATATAGTAATCATCCATGTAATGCCCAGCCACATGGACACCAGCTTGGCACTTGATCCAGTTGTCAATACTGCTGGGAAGGGCCACCATCTCCTGTTGAGACGGTTCCACCCCCAGAGGCATACCGCGGCCAGGAGTAGGGCATGGGGAACTGGCAACAACGGAATCGGCCAACGCTCGGAGGCCGGGGTCGAAGATGAGCTGCTGATGTCTCTGATACAAGGCAGCATGAGGTGCATTCGGGAAGAAGCCCTTCAGGTCCAGAAGGAACACACCGCCCTGCCGCCCATACCGGCGGAAGTGCCAACGAAGCTGTTCCTCCAAACGCCGATATGCCCAGTGAAGCCCTTTCCCTCGTTGGCTCGCTCCGTTATCATATATCATGCTGGGGCTATAAAGGGGTATCAGGACCTCATTGCACAAGGTCTTATGGATTTGCCGGTCTGTCACATGAGGGGCATCAATAGGGCGGATTTTCCCACGTTCCGTCAAGGTAAAGTGGGAGCATTTCTTGAATTTATACCGCCCCTTCAATATATCTTTCCGGCGGCGGGCCGTTCCAGAAAACAGGTGAAGCCCGAAGTTTTGGGTACTCTGCTTCCAGCCTACACCGTTGCAGCACTTCTTCCCATGGAAGAACATCTTCCGATAGGAAAATGCCTTCTTCAGTCCGCCCAGGCTCTCACAGCGGGCTCGCTTATTCTCCAGGCGGCGAGCCTGGCGCCTGTGGTATCGCGCCTCCCGGCGCTCTTTGCTCGTCATAATATGGTATTCGCCTTTCGTACAGATGATTGTAGGGTGCCGAACAATCTGCGTGGCCCTAACACATGAAATGGGGTAAGGCACTCTCCCGCCACCATGCAAGAAGCGTTCGTGTGAGGGCATCAAAAGATGGAACATCGGCTATTTCCCAATAGGTTATGTTCCATTCTGCTCTCCCAAGCGGAGCAGTTTTAGGGATTTTCACCCAGGGAAGTATGTCTCCTTTTGCGTGGGTCGTCTTTCACTCTCGCTACTCCATTTGACCCCGCATACCGCAAAATCCGGCGAGGACGCCCGCCGACCAGGAAGCATTGTTATTGTTGTAGTTGCCGTCGGTGTTCACATTACAGAAGTTATTGTTGTTGTTGTAATTGGCGGAGCGCAGCCACCACCAGACGGCCCGCACGGGCCGAAAAACACCGAGCCTGGATTATCAGACATACACCCAATGACGAGTTATTCCTTCTTTTGAGACAAGCTCTTGATTTGCCCCTTCAGCAGCTCATTTTCCTGGTCTATCATTTCTCCCAGGCTTTGAGCCATGCGGTCCAGTTTCTCCGTCGCCTCAGAAGGTGGCAGGCTTTTCCCTTTGCTGTTGGTAAAGCATCCCTGTGGGTTCTGGCTCATAATCGAATAGCAGTGGGTGAGCCGAACATCCAGGGCCATAAGGGAGGCCCGGGCCTCCAAGAGA